GAAGTAATGGCATTAGACAGAACAAGTTCTAGTCCGTGGTTGTGTAAAGTAGATGGAGAGTTTTATCCTGGTAAATATTACATGACTGTGGATTACACTGGAACAGAAATAGCCGATGATCCGGCACAACACAAACAATCACATATTTTAGAACTTACCGATGGTAAGTACAAAGGCGCTATTGTTGCGTTACCTAATAATAGAGTTAGAGTTACCAGTCCGGCAATGTGGGTGACTGGTAAAGGTGCTCCAGATTTTATTCCGTCCCAATGGTTACATTCTGCGGANAGACACGATAGTTATATGGATTGGGAAACAACCTTTGATAATTTGTACAACGATGAGAATACAAAAAAATGACGCCCAATTTAAAATCAATGCGTTTAAAATTGTTAAAAGACACGATTACACCGACTATACAAAAAACGACAACGAAGGCTCCAGAACATATAATATTGGAAAAGCCAAAGTCCCTTCTGTTACCACAATACTTGGAGCGACACAGAGTAAAGACAAAAAAGCAGGTTTAGACAGATGGAGACAACGTGTAGGCTATGAAGAAGCTGCACGGATCACGACTCAAGCAGCAACTCGTGGCACTGAAATGCATTATATTCTTGAACAGTATTGCCAAGGTAAAGGGTATTTAAATTTATCTAAAGAAGGTGTTCTACCAAGAATGATGGCTCACACTATAGTTGAAAATTTAGGAAAACTATCTGAGGTATGGGGCACTGAAATAAACTTACATTTTGATACACAATGGGCAGGTACCGCAGATTTAATTGGAGTATATGACGGAAAACCAAGTATTATGGATTTCAAACAATCTAATAAACCTAAAAGAGAAGAATGGATCGAAGATTATTTTTATCAATTAGCGGCTTATTCATTAGCTCACAATTTGAATTTTGAAAATATATATCAAGGTGTTGTATTTGTTTGTACAAAAGATTTGTTGTTTCAAAAGTTTGTAATTGACGATGATCTTTTAAAAGAATATCAAAATAAATGGTTTACAAAAGTTTATGAGTTTCATAAAAACTGGGAAACTTCTTCACCAAGTGTTTGAGCACTAATTTTTAATTTGTTGTTTAAAACTTTTAAAATAAACTCATCTATTGTTTTGTTAGAAACAATATCAATATAAGTTACATTTTTTGTTTGACCAATTCTATGGGCTCTATCTTCTGATTGTTGGCGCACCTCTAAATTGTAAGAATTGCTAAAATAAATCACATAACTTGCTGCCGTAAGATTTAAACCATAGCCTCCGGTAGTTGGATTGCCTACAAAAAATTTTACATTTTTATTTTCTTGAAAGTTAATTACAGCAGAATTACGAGCTTCAACAGAGATAGCCCCATAAATTTCTACTGTGCTTTGACTGCCGTATTTTTTTTTTAAAGTGCTAACTATTTGTTCTATATTGTATATATAATTTGCCCAAATAATAACTTTTCCATCTATTTCTTCTAAAATATTCATTAATTCTGTAAGCTTAGAATTTGTTAATTCTTTTATCTCTCCTTCATCTGTAGTAATAAAACCATTACAAACTTGTTGTAATTTTATTATTTCTGTTAATTTATTATTATAAGAAGCCTCTTCATCTTCAATGATAGTTCGAGCATACTGTTTTAATTCATTATAATTTTCTTGTTGAGGTTTAGATAAACTAATTAATCTTTTTTGATATATTTTTTCCGGCAAATCTAAACAATCCTCCTTCTTTACTCTAAAAGTAAACGTTTTAATTTTTTGTTCTAATTCATTTAAATTAGTATAATATAAAGGAATCATTAGATTTCTGTTGCCCCCAACTTGAATGGTTCTCATTACAGAATATCTTGCTCTAAATACATAGTAATTACTAAATCCTAATAAAGATGGACATAAAAACCCACATTGGCTATAAAGGTCTAAAGGAGATTTAGTAATTGGGGAGCCTGTTAATATTCTTTTGTAAGGTACTTTTGTGGATAGCTGGATTATATTTTTTGTTCTTTTGGCTGACCTATTCTTTATAGTTGTAGATTCATCTATGACTATAGCCATCTTTTTATAATATTTATCAATTAATTTTTTTACAATTTTCACTCCGGATGTATGTGAAAAAGCCTCCACATTAATTAAAAAGAAATTTAATTTATCTTTTTCAAATTTAAACTGCTTATCTTTTTTATGTGTATAAATATTAACTTCTTCTGGGCAGTGGATATTAATTTCTTTTATCCAGTTAAAATATACAGAATTAGGGGCTATAACTAATACAATATTTAATTCATTTGTTTGATAAAGATAAGCCATATTATCAATACACACTTTGGTTTTGCCGGTGCCCATCTCCATAAAATACCCAAACAGTTTTTTTTCTGCACCTTTAATGAGTGCTTGTCTTTGATGTTCAAAAGGTTTTGTTTTATATATGTATTTCTGCATATCTTATCTTAATTGATGACATCTTAAATTTTTTATTTGACAATGTAAACAAAAAAATTTATTGTTTAAAATGTAAAGGAGGTCTTATGGACTTAGAAGCAGAATCCGCTAGTATCAAAGTGGACACGGGCTTATCTTCGGATATAGCTCAATCTTGCAACAAGTTATTGGATACTCAGAAACAAATTGCGAAGTGTAAAGAAAATCTGGCCAAGCTAGAAGACACAGAACGAAATCTTTCTGAGCAAGTTATTCCAAACTTGATGCAACAATCTGGTATAAGCATGTTGAAGCTATCTGACGGCTCTGCCGTTGAAGTGAAACCTTTTTATGCCGCTAAAATTCCATTGTCAAGAACTGAAGAAGCCTTTAATTGGCTTAGAGGTAAAGGGCATGGGGATTTAATTAAAAATAATGTTACTTTATCATTCGGAAAATCAGAAGACAATGTGGCTAAATCACTTGTGCAAGATTTACGAGGTAAAGGACATAATGTATCTCAAAAAGAAAAAGTGGAACCGATGACTCTCAAAGCATTTGTAAGAGAACAAATACAAGGGGGTCAAGAAATGCCAATGGATCTATTTGGGGTATATGTTGCTAACAAAACTAAAATAACAAGAAAGGACTAACAATGAACCAAGTAGCAAATAAAAAACAAACCTTGCCTCAATCAGTAAGCTTAGAAGAGTTTTCTGGTCAGGGTCAAGAATTTATTACAGCTAGAGACACAAAGTTGCCAATACTTAAACTATTAAGCAGCAACTCTCCAGTATTAAATCCAAGTGATGCAAAATATAATGAAAAAGCAAAACAAGGAGATATATACAATGAAATAACAAACTCTTTATACAGAGGTAATGAAGGTGTTTTAGTGGTGCCTTGTTTGTATATGAATACATTTAATGAATGGGCAGATCGAGGAGATAGTCCAGGCAGACCTATTCAAATACATAGAGATGCTTCTATTATTAATCAAACTCAAAGAGGAGATGATGGTAGAGATCGTTTACAAAATGGTAATTATGTAGAGGATACCGGCAATCACTTTGTTTATATATTGGATAAAAATTATACACCAATTGAACAAGCCCTAATTACCATGAAATCTACACAAAAAAAGAAGTCCAAACTTTGGAATTCAATGATGCAAAGTAGAAGACTTGAAGGGAAAAAAGGTTTCTTTACGCCACCTTCTTGGGCAACAGTTTACAGATTAGGAACTGTTCAAGAATCCAACTCAAAAGGTAATTGGCCGGGATGGTCAGTAACTTTTGATTGCTATTTGGATAAACCAGAGCACACTGAAATTTTAAAACGCACTAAAAGTTTTTATGGAAGCGCTATGGAATCTGATATTTTTGGTAAGGTGGATTTTAAAGATGAAAAAACACAAACCAAAGCACCGATAAAAGAAGACGTTCCTTTTTAAATGCACAAGCAACTATTAGAGTTGTTTGAAGGTGATTCGTCACGCTATCTCAAATCCTCGCTTACTGGCGAGGATGACGAGAGAGGGAAACGAAATGCCAACTATGTTACTGTGCACGAATCTGTGAATGCAGACATTTGGAAACAACATTTAGAAGGTAGTTTAAGATTAGGTTTACGCCCAGAAGTAGAGGGTATGTGCAAGTGGGCATGTATTGATGTAGACCCAAATAATTACAAAGACTATTCAGAAAAAAAATATGTTGAAATAATTAATAAATACACTCTGCCGTTTATTCCAGTAAAATCTAAATCNGGAGGTTTGCATATTTTTGTTTTTTTTACTGAAAAAGCTGAATGTGGAAAAGTCATAAAAAAATTAGCAGAGATAAATGAACAATATTTTTTAGCACAAGAATTGTTTCCGTGTAATAAAGCCGTAAATATGCCTTATCATAACATGAATGCTTCGATGGAATTTGGTTTTGATAATAACAATACACCAATTATGGTTGGTCGTTTTATTGAATTAGCTAAAGAAAAAAAAATTAAACCTAAAGATTTTTTTAGTTTAAAGGTTAAAGAGTATGAAGCAGAAAGTGAATGGAGTCATTATCCGCCATGTGTGCAAAAACTAATTCAAGAAGGTTGGTCTGGTAACAATAGAAATAATTTTTTGTTTAATGTTCTTGTTTTAGAAATGAAAAAAAACAGTACATTGACAGTACAGAATTTAGAAGAAGTAGGTAAAGAACGTAATCGCCAGATATTTAATAAACCTTTAGATAATAATGAAGTAATTCAATTAGCTAAATCAGTTCATAAAGGAGGCTATCAATTTCAATGTCCTCCCAAACACCCAGAGTATAACCCAATTTGTAATAAAGAACTATGTAAATCAAGAAGGTTAGGTATTGGTGAAGCTATTCCAGAAATTATTAGCGCTTTTGATAAAATTAGTTATATTCAAGATACTAAAAATGTTTGGTATGAGTTTGACTTCAAAGGAGTTCGAATTACAGTAACTCCAGAAGATATGAAAGATGAAAAATCATTTAGGGTAAGGCTATTGAAGCATAGACTGTACTGGTTGACCTTGCCTAAACCAAGGAAAGGCCCAAGTCCTTTTGAACTATTGATGAAATCAATAGTAGAAAAAGCCGAGGAATCAAAAGATCATCAGTATGTGGATACTATTGAAGAAGAGCGTTATATGGTTTTAAAAGATTTTTTTGAATCGCATATTGAACAAGATAAATTTGATAAGTTAAAAGATGGGTATGTAGTCTTAGATTCTAAGAGTAATGTATGTTATTTTAAAAAATTGACTTTAGATAGATTTTTAAAGAAACACGCTTCACGAACCTTCAATACTACTGCCGATGCACTTCGTATGTTAGGATGTGAAAGGGCAGATTATAAAGAGGGTGAAAAGAATGTTTGGTTTGTAGATATGCCAGAATTTGTGAACCATCAATCTATTAAAAAAACTATAGCTAAAGACGAAATAAGCGAAATGGATGAAGATTATCATGGAAAATTTAAAGCAAAAAGTTCTACACCACAAAACAATTAAAGTTTTTGGTCCACCTGGAACAGGCAAAACTTATACTTTGATTGAAAGAGTTTTAAAAGGGTATTTAAAAAAAGGAGTGCACCCAAAAGATATTGCTTTTATTTCATTTACAAATAAAGCTGTAAATACCGCAATGGACAGAGCATTAGCTACTTTTACTCAATATACTGAGGATGACTTTGCTCGGTTCAAGACTCTTCACAAATATTGTAGAAGATACTTTGATGAAGAAGTTTTTGATCCAAAGAACTGTATGTTGGATTATGCCTTACAAGCAAAAATTATAAAGGGTTCAGATAGCAGATTATCGGATGATGGGTTTTTGTATAAAGATTGGTCTTTAGGTGTCTACGACAAAGCTAGGAACATGTTGCAAGATCCAAAATTAGTTTATAAACAAGAATCTTATAAGAAAGATAACATGGATATTTTTTTAAGAAAAATAGATACTTATAAGCATTATAAAAAAGATTCTTTTATTGATTTTACAGACATGATTGAAAGAACTATTAATGAAGTTGATTTTCCTTCCTTAGAGGTTTTAATTTTGGATGAAGCTCAAGATTTTACTCCATTACAATGGTCTGTCATTTACAAAATGTCAGATAAAGTTAAAAGAATATATTTAGCCGGAGATGATGACCAAGGTATTTATAAATGGAATGGTGCGGATCCAAAATATTTTACAACTTACTTTCCAGGCAGAAAAGTTATTTTAAGAAAAACAAGAAGATTTGGAAAACAAATTCATCACTTTTCCCAAATTATTAGAAGAGGCATATTAGATAGTGTAAAGAAAGATTATGAATATTTAAATAAAAAAGGATATGTAAAAAGGTATTTAAATTTTAATGAAGTTCCTTTTACTAAATTAAAAGGATCTTGGTATCTTTTAGGTAGAGTACATTCTACAGTTCTTGAATTAAAAATGGCTGCAAAAAGTTTAGGTTTATATTATGCAGATAATAAAGGAAATAAATCTTTTGATTCAAAACAATGGCAAAGTATTAAAGCATGGACTACTTTAACAAATAATAAAAAAATCACAAGAAGCCAAACTGAGAATATGTATAAGTATATTAGGCAATTAAAAGATTTAAAATTCAGAACTCCAAAATTTTGGCAAGATATTCCTAGAGAAGATATGTTTGATTTTAAAGAATTAAAAGAATGGATGGGTTTAGATATTGACGATGAATTTCGAAAAGAACCTTGGTGGAAGATATTAAAAAGAAATTTTAAACCGGAACAAACTGTTTATTTTACACGTTTATTACAAAGATATGGTCAAAAAATTTTGGATGAAACCCCTTCTATAATAATAGATACTATTCATTCTGTGAAGGGAGGAGAAGCTGATAATGTTTTAATTTATTCAAAAACAAATTGGCCGTCCTCTTTTACACACAAAAACACACTTGAACAGTCGGATGAAAAAAGAGTATATTATACTGGAGTTACAAGAGCGAGGGATACTTTGCATATATTAAGCACAGACCACAGATATAATTATCCAATAGGAAAAGATTATTTTACTTATTTAAGGGAAAGCGCATGAATAAATATTTTTGTAAATTACCTTTTAACGATTATTATGAGCCTAAGTTTATTAAGATAATTAAAAGCCCTAAAACTCAATGGATTAAATATTATAATTTTGACGCAGTTCGTGTATTTCCTAACATAATTACAAAAGATCCTTTTTATGAATGGCTTTATGAGGAGCATACTTTTACAGGGGGTATATTAAGATTACCTCCAAACACTGTTTATAACTGGCATAAAGATTCAATGCGTGGAGTGTGTATTAATCATTTAATTGACTACAATTTAAGTGACAGTCATTGTTTATTTAGAAATAATGATGAAGTAGCACATTCTTTTACTGAGTTAAAATATATACGAGGGGCTCGATATTTATTTAATAATCAAATGGATCATATGGTTGTTAATCTATCAGAGACTCGCTATTTATTTACAATAGAGTTTGATGAAGACAAAACTAAACTCTCCTATGATCAATTATTAAATGAAATAAAGGAAAATTATGAGCCTATATAAAAAAGGCAGTGCGCACTACAAAGTATTAAAGATACAACCTATTAAATTTATAAATGAAAATAAATTATTGTTTGCAGAGGGTAATGTTATAAAATATACATGTAGGCATGATAAGCCTACTGGCAAAGGAGCAGCAGATATTGATAAGGCAATTCATTACTTAGAGTTTATCAAAGAAAGAGATTATTCAAGTGAAACTTAAAGTGTTAGATTTGTTTGCTGGTATTGGTGGTTTCAGTTATGGTTTAGAATCTACCGGTCATTTTGAGACTGTTGGATTTTGTGAGATGGATAAATTTTGTCAAAAAGTATTGGCAAAAAATTTTCCTAATATTAAAATATATGAAGATGTAAGGAGTATCAATGGAAGAGAAATTAAAGCAGATGTCGTTACTGGAGGGTTCCCATGTCAAGGGTTCAGTCAAGCAGGAAAACAAAGAGGAACAAGTGACGAGCGCTATCTCTGGCCAGAAATGTTTCGAGTCATTTCCGAGGTTAAACCAAGGTGGGTTATTGGGGAAAATGTGCAAGGTATTATTAACATCGAGAACGGCATGGTTCTCCGACAGGTGCACAATGACTTGGAAAGTGANGGTTTCGAAGTCCAATGTTTCGTTATTCCAGCTTCAGGCAAAGGTGCTTGGCATCAAAGAAACAGAGTTTGGATTATTGGCTACTCCGAACACAATGGATCATCTTCCTCCAAGATCAAAGNAAGGAACTCTGAAACTTCAACAGGGTCACAGAAAAGGGAGAACACGCCCTTCCAATCTGAGAGAACAAGTAGATCCGCAGACAATGGCAATGTATCCAACACCGACAGTCAGTTGTCAATACGGAAAACCGATAACGGATATGAGGGATGTGGAGAAACATCTTCGATCAAAAAAACAATCGTTTCCAACACCGACAACGTTCGATTCGAACGAGATCAACAAACCACGAAAACCACATTCGGGAGGAGGACAGAAGCCACCTCTCAATCAAGTGGTGAAAATGTATCCAACACCAACAGTCAGTTGTCAAATGGATGTAGTGGCCTCTCCGGAAACAGTGAAACAAAACAAGAGCGGCTGGACAGTAACGAGAAAGAAATCAGGGACACGATTCGGAGCAAAACTAAACGATGTAGTGAACAAATTGGAGACAGAGATGCTACCCACTCCAAGAGCAAGGGACTACAAGGATCTAGCTTACAATCCAAATTGGAAACCCCATCGAGACAAAACATTACCCAATCAAGTTCTAAAGAACAACACACATGGTGGCAAGCTGAATGCAGACTTCGTGAGCTTCCTCATGGGATATCCTACGACTTGGACAAAAATAGAGTCCACAGAATAAAAGCCCTTGGAAATTCTATTGTTCCACAGGTTGTTTATGAATTTGGTTTAGCTATAATAGAAGCAGAGAAATGACAGCATTACAATTAAACTTTAATTTTAAAAAAAATATTTGGGCTGCTCCAATTGAGTATAAAGATTTGCGTGAGGCTAAAGAAATTGCTATTGATTTAGAAACAAGAGATGAAGGGATTAACAGTGGTCGAGGAGCAGGTTGGGCTACTAAAAAAGGAGAGATTATTGGGTTTGCAGTTGCTACCGAAGGTTGGGAAGGCTATTATCCCTTNGGTCATTTTGGAGGNGGTAATTTAATTAAAGAACAAGTTTTAAACTACATGCATGATGTTTGTAAACTACCTTGCACAAAAATATTTCACAATGCTCAATACGATGTAGGATGGCTTCAAGCTTATGGAATAGATGTCAAGGGTCCTATTGTTGATACCATGATTGCAGGCGCTTTGATTGATGAGAATAGATATACTTATAAGTTGAATGCTTTAGCCAAAGATTATTTAGGAGAGTTAAAAGCTGAAACTGATTTAAAAGAAGCAGCTAAAGCGCATGGGGTAGATCCAAAAGGAGAAATGTGGATGTTACCGGCAGAACATGTGGGATATTACGCAGAACAAGATGCACGGCTCACGTATCTTTTATGGCAACGCTTTAAACATGAAATTGCTTCTCAAAGTTTAGAAACTATTTGGGATTTAGAAAGTAAACTGTTGCCTATACTTATTAAAATGAGAATGAAAGGTATTCGAGTCGATACAGAAAAAGCATCGATCTTACAAAAAGATTTTTCTTCTAAAGAAAAAACAATCTTATTAAAAATAAAAAAATTAATTGGTAAAGATATTGATATTTGGAATGCTCGGCAAATTGGTTTTGCTTTTGATAAATTAGACATTGAATATCCTAAAACAATTAAAACTCAAGAACCTAGTTTTACTCAAAATTGGTTGAGTAATAACCCTCATGAAATCAGTAAGTTGATTGTCCAGGCAAGGGAGGTCAATAAATTTCATAACACGTTTTTAAATTCTATTATGAAATTTGCGCATAAAGGTAGAATCCATGCCGAAATCAATCAGTTGCGTTCAGACTCTGGAGGAACAGTAAGTGGTCGTTTGTCTATGTCTAGTCCAAACTTGCAACAATTACCAGCAAGAAACAAAGAGTTTGGTCCATTGATTCGAGGTCTCTTCTTACCGGAAGAAGGATGTAAGTGGGGTAGTTTTGATTACTCGCAACAAGAACCACGGCTCGTGGTTCACTATGCTGCTTCTATCGGAGAAGGGTATCAAGGTTCGCAAGAGTTAGTAGAAGCTTATGCAAATGCCGATGCAGATTTTCACCAAACTGTTGCAGACATTTGTGGTATTGAAAGAAAACAAGCAAAGACAATTGGATTAGGTTTAATGTATGGCATGGGTAAAAATAAATTAGCAAATATGTTAGGGTTAGAGTTTGTGGAGGCTAAAAATTTAATTGATCAATACAATCAAAAAGTTCCTTTTGTTAAATTGTTATCAGATCGATGTATGAAAAAAGCTGAGAGTGAAGGCATTATTAGAACAAAACTGGGACGTAAATGTCGTTTTAATATGTGGCAACCCAGAGACTTTGGTATTTATAATCCAGAAACTTTTGAGAATGCTTCTGCAAAATATGGTTCACATAATATAAAACGTGCTTTTACTTACAAAGCATTAAACCGATTGATTCAAGGATCTGCGGCCGATCAAACGAAGCAAGCAGTTGTTTCATGTCATGAGTTAGGGTTTACACCCTTGTTACAAATTCATGATGAACTGTGTTTTAATATTGAGAATCAAGAGCAAGTAGATAAAATCGTGAGAGAGATGGAGGGTTGCGTGGAACTGAAAGTTCCAAGTGTGGTGGACATTGCATTAGGCAAAGACTTCGGAGAAGCTACCTAATTTGTTTTGCTCTACTAATATCTTTTAAAATTAAAACTTTTTTAATAGCATCAATTTTTTTTTCAATATGTTTCATCTCAATAGAATAAACGCCAGTTGAAGTGTAACTTGCATTCCATTGCGACTCTAAAAGCATTTTTTGTGCAACTAATGGCTCCATTTTTTTACTCCTTTCGTAGCTTATGATACAAAATAATTTGATTTTGTCAATATCCCTTGACATATCCCATGTAAACTGATTGTATGATATATTATAACTTAACAAGAAAGGAAATCCTTATGGATATCACTAAATGGAAATCAGTTGCAGTTCGCATTGAAGACTATCACTTATTAAAAGGTTTATGTGACCTTAAATATAGAGCGCCTGCAGCTATGATTGGTAAATTACTTAACGATTATATAAATTATGTTGCAGAAAAGGATAAGATCAAGCCAGAAGCTTTAAAAAAGAAACTTATGAATGGTCATGGCAATGGTTGAACAAAGATGGGCGCCTTTTCTTTTAGTGTGTAATGACCGAGACTATGCTCAATCGTATAGAGATGATTCCTTAGAACATACTGATTACAAAAAAGGAATTCATATTTCTGTTCCTAATCACTTAAACATTGAAATGGATTCTGAATTTGATTATGGTGGTAATTCTATGAAAGCCGTACATGTTCAAAACTGTGTCTATTTTCAAAACCATAAATATATATTTTGTAAACTTAAAGAAGGAGCTAACCAATGTTAGAGTCATTAATTTTAGGAGCCATCCTTAATATATGGACAGTTCAAAACATTGATTTTTTTCATGCAAAAGCACATGCCGAAAAAACTATGAATTGTGAATGGGTAAATATTGAGGCACGACCCCCTCAAGATCCTGCCATTACTGTTTTTGGAAAAGTTTATTTTAAACAAAAATGTGTGAAAAACGATGATTAAAGAAACATCCATGTTTTTGTTTCTTTTAATTGGGGGAGGTTCCTCTTTTGAGGAAGCTTACATTGGCCGTATTCCAACATGTTTGGATGCGGCGGATGTTTTAAAAAAAGCAAAACAAAGTCATAAATATAAAGAAAAAATAATTTCTGGGTATATTTGTATTGATAGTCAATCGTTTACTGCACGAAAAAAATTTCAACGAAAACCAAATCCGGCAGAAGAAAAGTTCATAAACGATATGAGAGAACACTTGCCCACACCCATGCCCAAACCACTTCAACCTTTACAACGAAAGGAAATAAAATGATAAAAGCATACAAAAAACGAATCAAAAATCATAAACATGTTAGCGCAGATACCATGCATTATTTTGTTAATGAAATTTATGAGTTCTTAGATGATGGTAAAATTTCATCAAAACAAGCCGATCTTTTAATTGCAGAAGTCTCTGCGCGATTTTTAAAAGAGAAATCTTTGCTTTACGAAGTGAAGTCAAGAGTGTATGTGTAAGTATGGTTTATTCATTAACACCCAGTCTAACTTACATAACAGAAGACCATTATGTTTGTGATGAAAAAGGACATAGAGCCACAACAAATTCTGGGAGTTATATAAAAGTACCTAAAGATTATCTTAAATACTATACTATTGTTAAAAACAAATAATGTCCTCTAAAGACTGTTGGACAGGCATGTTTACTTGTAAAAATTGTAAGGTAGACTATCATTTAAGTAGTTACACTACAAAAAATGGGGTGACATGTCGTTGGTGCACAGTGCAAAAAAATGGTAAGAAAAGACGAGCCAGAAGTCTATGAGCCTTGTGGAAATTGTCGCGGCCATGGATATTTTATTACTAAACATATCCGTCTAAGAAACCCTAAAATTTTACAAACTGTCGCTTGCAATCAATGTAAAGGCACCGGAAGAAGAGTGCCTCATGCCTAAACATGGATATAATCAACATAACAGAATTCCTAATAAAAAAATATTTGTTGAAAACTCAACCTATACCAATCGAACACGACTCAAGGCGCGTTTGCTTAAAGAATTTAATTATAAATACGAATGTTCTATTTGTAAAAATAAAGGTGTCTGGAAGGGAAAAAAACTTTCTCTTGTATTAGATCACATCAATGGTAATAATAAAGATAATAGGATTAATAACCTAAGACTTGTTTGCTCCAATTGCGATAGCCAGTTGCCTACTTATAAGTCTAAAAATATTAAGTATCAACGAGACATGCAGCACGGATCAAGGGCCACTAAACCTAAACCCTAAAGGAGATTCATGTACAATAATAATAAAAGATTTTTAGAAACTATTAAGCTATTAGCTATAAGACTTAATAAAGAAGAATACACGCAAGTTACAGATGTAATGTATAATCTATTTTGCGGACTTAATTATGAGTATGAAGATGATGATATTTTTACTATGATGGCAGACATAAAAAGCGCGAAGAGAGAAGCTGTAAAAAATAAAATTAAAAGTTTTAAAGTGATTAAGGGTAGTAAGGTCAATGGTTAATAAATATACTTGTACTATTATGAAGAAAAAAATAAAATGGGATACTTTATTTAAAGACATGGATAATGATGTAGAGTTANTCAATC